GCGGAAGGTCAGCTGCTCACCCGGGTAGGTCGGGGTGAAGTCGAAGTCCCAGTAGAAGCGGCCATCGGCCACGCTGTCCGCTGCATTCAGTTCCGGGTCGATCCAGCAGTTGCCACCGAGGATCGCGCCCTGCGTCTTCAGGCCACGCAGGAAGGCATTGACGCCCTCGCGCACGTCATCGACGTAGGTCTTGCTGATGCCGCGGTCGACGGCCCACAGGTGGGCAGCCTCCAGGCTGTCGGCGATGATGTCGGCGGTGCGCACCACGCACAGGAACTGCCACTTCGGATCGATGCTGGCGGTGCGGTTGCCCCACAGGCGGAAGCCACCTTCGCGGATGATGGTCGCCACGTTGGCCTGGTTCAGCAGGTTGGCGCGGCTGGTCGCATCGGACAGGCCGAAGTCGATCGCACGAGCGGTGCCGACGATGCCGTACAGCTCCTGGTTGGACGGCGATGCCCACCAGCCGCGTTCGTTGTCGCTGCGGGCGATGGCACCGGCCACGGCACCGGAGGCGTAACGGCTGACGATCGCTTCACCCTCCTGCACCAGCACGGCCGGATCGACCACGTAGACACGCTTGGAACCAGTCAGTGCGGTGGTGGTCTTGGCCGCATCGTCGTTGCTGTTCGGGCCATCCTTGATGATGATGGCGCGCAGCTTGTCGGCGATGCCGAGCAGCTCGGCCACGACCGGGTTGGCCAGGACAGTGTCCGGACTGGCCGGATCGGCCGGGTGCAGGTGGGTGAAGCCCGGGGCGACCAGGATGCGCGGCTTCACGCCGACGATGGACTTGGCAGCCAGCAGTGCATGCACGCCGGAGTACGCGCCGGTCTGTGCGTTCACGCCGCCGAGCACGTTGGCCAGGGTAGCGCTTTCGTTGGCGCCGTTCTCGACGCGGATCACCACCACGACCGCCGACGACTGGTCGAAGATTGCGTCCAGCGCGCCGGGCAGGGTGCCGGCTTCGGTGCCGGTCTTGGCCGACAGTTTGGCGGCCTGCGAGGGCGAGGTCACCAGGACAGGCGTGTTGATGGGGAAAGCGTCGGCGTCGGCCAGCGGCGCAGTGCCGACGATGCCGATGACGCTGGTGGATGCAACAGCGATCGAGCGCGCACCGGTGTCGATGTTGACGACCTGTACGCCGTGGAGAAATTCGGTCATTCGGAGAGGTTCCTCGGTGTGGTGGTGTGCCTGCAGATGCAGGCGACGTGTATATCTTCGGAAAAGGCGACGACGGCGATAATTGCAGCGGTGGCCCAGTGATCGATCAGACCCAGCCGGAGGCGCTGACGCTGGCGCTGAAGCTGGAGACCTGCGGGTTGCCGCCGGCACGACGCAGGTGAACGTTGATGCTGGTAGAGGCACTTTCAAAGCTGGTGGACCTGGCGGGCACACTGACGGATACGCCTGCCGATTGCGTCGATGCCAGCGAGGCGAACGACGGTGCGCTGCTGCTGAAGTACGCCGCGCCCTGGTTGCTCACGCTGAACTGCACGTCGTACTCGGACACACTGGCGCCGGCCGGAAGCCAGCGGCCGGAGGCAACCACGGTGTTGCTGTTGTTTCCGCCGCCGGTAACACTTCGACGGATGCTGTAGTTGCCATCGGACAGCATGTCGATCGAGACCGATGCCGACGCTGATCCGGTCGAGTTGGTCTTGGCGCTGTTGCCTGCCGAATAACCCTGGCCATGGAATGGCAGGCGATAGCTGGCGCTGCCACGCGCCGCCCACAGGTTCGATACGTCCATGCCGCCAATGCGATAACCCACGTCACCACGTTTGCTGCCGTACTGGATGTGGGCGTAGCGACGGCTGAGGTCGGTGCCGCCCACGCGCAGGCCGGAGTCCTGTGCAACGGGGCCTTCCACGTAAGGATCGAACAGGTCGTCGAAATCAACGCCTGCCGAGCGATATCCGCTGGCCATGTCAGCGCTCCGCCTTCAGTGCGCGCACTTCTGCGGCCAGTTCCTGGATGGCTTTGGCCATGACCGGCAGCAGCTGGTCGAGCTTGACCGTGGCGACGCGTTCACCGTTGAATTCCACGCCTTCCAGATCCACAGCTTCGGGTACCAGTTCGGCGAGCTGCTCAGCGACGAAGAACAGGCGTCGGCGGCCGTCGGAGTTGTACTCCGGTTTGTAATGGCCCGTAGCCAGTTCCATGCGCTCGACGGCGGCCAAGCCATAGGGCACGGAGCCGTCGATAGCCTTCAGTTTGCGCGAGGAGCCGACATCAAAGCCGCCACCAGCGGTGCAGCTGCCCTTGATCGTGGTGTTGCCCCAGGTCTTATTGATCTGGAACAACCATTGGTTGAGACCTTCCTGCCACCAGCCAATGTTGCCGGATGACTGATTGACCACCAGTCGAATCGTCTCTGTGCCCGGCCACTCGTAGCGAATCTGGTTGTCGATGCCTTGCAGGATCAAGCCGCCGGGAAGTTCCAGGAAAGCGTCATCCCGCAAACGCATCGTCCGCCGATGGTTCGTGCCTGCGCTGGAGTAGAAGACGTGGCCGCCAGTTCCGCCACCTTTGAAATTGTAGTACTCCGAGCAGCCGTAGCCGTTCTCGCCGCCATTCTGGTTCCAGGCAATGCGAGTGCCATCCGCGTTGTGCGGAATATGCAGGCTGGTCGGACGGAACTCGCCAGAGCCGTTCATGGCTGCGCAGATGGAGCCGGTCTTGTTGGCCCATGTGAACGCATCAGCCCGCATACGCATATGCGCGTCCGGGTTCTGCGAGTTGTTCAGGCGCGCATCCATGTAGACCACATCCGGTCCCGTGCCGATCCAGCCGTTGGCATTGCTGCCGTTCTTCAACCACAGTTCGGTAGTCGTCAGAGAGCCGGACATCACGTCGCCACCCTTGCTCACCTTCGCCGCCGGGTCGAAGTTGCCGCTCGTCCAGATCGATCCGCCTGCATTCAACGTGGTGGTATAGCCACCCGCCGAGTTGGCGAAGGTGAAGTTCGGGCCGTTCTTGAAAAGGTACGAACTGGCGTCGCCCAGGACCAACACGCCATCATTGGCGACACCACCCCAGCCATACGAGCGCAGCGAGTTTCCGTTCACTGCGACGTGGCCGGTGAACGTACCCCCGGTCTTGTCCACTTTGGTGTCCGGCGCAAAGTTGCCGGCATGCCACATTGCAGAGCCATTCCAGCGCGGGGTATCGCCGTGCTTGATGGTCAACTCACCGTTCGCAGTGCGGTCGGTGTTGTAGACGCGCCAGATGCCAGAGTTGGCCCAGCCACCGATAAACGACTGTTCCGCGCCGGCCGAGCCGAAGCCAACCAGGGGGGCGCTACCGCCGACAAACTGCTGATCGGTGAAACTATTGGTTCCCTTGACCGCCTTGGCATCCAACACTCCCTGCAGCCCGGTCACATCCGCGATGACATGCTTGTGGCCGACAGTAGCGAAGTCACCCGCCAGGGCGAACGCGGATGCGTGCTTGCCATCCAGGGTATCGGCATCCAAGCCGTTGCCATGGCCAGTGTCCTTCAGTGCGGCGCCCTTCAGCTCCAACGCGGTGCGTGCGGCGGCCGTGGTTGCGGCAGACAGCAGGGTCCTGGCCAGTGCAGTGGGCGCGGCCGCGCCAAAGCGCTTGTCGGTGAATGCACGCAGGCCGCGCGGAGTCACCGCGCGCTGGGTGTCAGCCGCGTCTTCCGCTTCGGTGTTGGTGGCCAGCTCGACCACACCCAGAACCTCGGTCGTTGCCGGCGGGTAGATGAACTCGGCGTTGCCGAACTGGATCTGCGTGATGTCCACGTCAGTGAAACGCGCATCGGTGGCCAGCAGCAGCATCGACGCAGCCGATTTTTCCATGATCGGATCGGTCTGGCCGTAAGTGGCGAACAGCGTGCCGTCAGCCAGGTACAGGCCGAATCCGCGCAGCGAATAGGCGGTGGCACTGTCGTCGCGGATGGTCACGTGCAGCGTGTCATCGCCCACGGCCTGGCCGCCGAAGGTCGCGACCCGCTTGATCTCGCCTGGCAGCGCAGTCAGGTCGCCCGAAGGTGCGAATGCCGTGGACGTCAGGCCGATCTGGGTGATCAGAACGGCATTGGTGCCGGTGTTCGGCGGATTGACCAGCTTGGCGAAGCCGGCGTCGGTGATTTTCAATCGCATGCGGGGTTTACTCTCCGATCAGTTGGATGCGGCGGAAGGCCGTGGCGTGTGCGGCTGCAAGCGCGCCGATTGCTGCGTCGGCCTGCATGCCCTGGGTGAAGGTGAAATGCGATCGCACCGGCTTGGTGCGGGTGATCTCGCCGATGACGTCGTCGACGAAGATGGCGGTGGCCGACGTGCCGCCCTGGTTGGCGATGGTCATCACCGCTTCGAAGGTGTGCGGTGGTCCCTTCGGTTGCAGCTGCCACCACTCGCGGATCAGTACAGAACCACCGAACGCAGCAACCACATCGCGGACGCTGCCCGCCGTGCCCTTGCGGCGCTGGATGGCGATCGCCGCACGCACGCGGGCGCGTTTGACCGGTTCGGGCCAGTACGCCTTCCATTCGTCCACCGAGAGCGCCCATGCCAGCCAGGGCAGCAATGCGGCCGGACAGCGATCGGCATCCCACAGCGCGGTGATGTCCACCGGCAGCGGGCGGGCAACGATCGCCTGCGACAATGCACGCTCGGCCTGGGTGGCATTGGGCGGCAGCAGGTTGGCTGAGGCCGGCACCCGGACCTGTGCGTCGCCGTCGATGATCACGCCAGGGGCAGGCGCGGTTGCGAGCGTAATCACGCCACCGCTGATGGAAACATCGTCCACGCGCCGGCGCCCCTGCGCATCCGTGCGATATACCGCCTGCACCGTTGCCAGCATGCCGCCGGGATGGCGGAATACCTGGTTCTTCCCATCAACCGCGCCACGCAGACGCGCATTGACCAGGCGCGTGGTGACCTCACTCATCGTTGCCACCATGCGCCAGCGTGACGGCGGTGCAGTACGTGGCCTGGGTGCGGTCCACCACCACGTCCGCGGCGGGACTGTCGATCACCACGCGTTGTACGCCTTCGGCATGCAATGCTGCGAACAACCCGGAGCGGGTCACGTCGCGGCCGAGCCGATGCGATTCGACGATGTAGCGGTCCAGGCGCGTGCGCGCTTCGGCCAGCACGACCTGCGAGTCGGGTCCAGCGAAGGTGTACAGCGTAGCGGCGACGGCGTACTTGATGACTGTCGCCGGTTTTACCAGCACGTGATCGGTCAAAGGGCGCACGTCATCCGCGCTCAGCTTCGCCTCCACCACATCGAGCAGGCCCTGGGTGGCGGTGCCGTCGGCTTCACGCGACAGCACCGACACCACCACTTCGCCAGGCGTGCTGCTGGTGGCGCTGGCGTCCAGCACGCGCGGATCCGCGCTTAGTGCATGGAATACATAGGCACCTTCCGGTCCTGCCACGCTGAAGCCTTCCGGCCCGAGCTGGATGCGGCGACGGAAGTCCTCGTCGTTCTCGTAGCGGGGAAGGATGCCTTCCTGTGGCTTGCCCGGATCGAGCACCAGGCGTGTGATGCCGAAGATTGCCGCCAGCTGATCCAGGTCGCTGCCCACCGCATAGGCGAGCATGACACCGCGCGCGGCATCGTTGACGCGCTGGCGGTCGAGCAGGCGCAGGTAAGTGCAGACTTCGAGGATCTTGAAGGCGGGGTCCGACGGCAGCAGCGCGTCGAACGTGGGGTCCAGGGCCTGCAATGCCGTCAGCGACTCATCGAACATGGCTTCGAAATCGAGCACTTCGATGACCGCCGGGGCTGGCAGCTGGGAGAGATTGACACTGGTGAACGAGCCGGATGCCACGGTTAGCGAACCTCGATTCCTTCGATGGTGATGGCCTCGCCATCGGGCAGGTGGATCCCGGTTACTGCCAGGATCATCACGCCGGGGGCGGGGAGGGAGACGTCGACGTTCTCGACGTGAAGCCGCGGTTCCCATCGCGCGAGTGCGTCGACGGTGGCCGCGATCAGGTCCATGCGCAGCGAGCGGTTGGTCGGCGCATCGATCAGTTCGAAGATGCGCGAGCCGTACTCGCGACGCAGGACGCGGGAGCCAAGGGGTGTGGTGAGAACGTCACGCACGGACTGGTGCAGATGGGCCAGCCCATCCATGGATTTGCCGGTGTTGGCGTCGATTCCTCGCATGGTCTCTATCGTCGTGGAGTACGGGTTTTCAGGGCATTGCAGCGATGGCCCATCACGGCTGTGCAGGCGTGGTGGGTGCGGTCGGGCCCTGGGCGGTGTGTTTGTGCGACTTCAGGCTGATGGCGCCGGCTTTGACGTCGGCCGATGTGCTGATGTCCTTGCCCGCTGTGATCGCACCGGTGACGTCCAGATCGCCGGTGGCCTTGAGCGCCGGCGTGTCGAGCAACACCGATTCGCTGGCATGCACTTCTGCGTTTGCGCAGTTGACGATGACCTTGCCGCTGCCGACGGTGATGGTCAGCGTGGTGGTTTGGCGGTCGTACTCGACGAGGCTGCCGTCGGCGTACTGCGTGCGCTGCAGCTGGCGTGTATCGGCCGGTGCGGGAAAGCGATCCTGGTACAGGCTGCCGAGCACCAGGGCCTGGCCGGGGTCGCCATACGGGCATGCCAGCACCACCTGTTCACCGGGCTCCGGCGCGCACCAGCTGCGCACGCCGGGTCCCGCGCGGCGTTCCAGCCAGGGAATCCAATCGGTGAGCATGCCGTCGGCATCGACGCGCACGCGGCCGCCGGCTTCATCAAGTTCGCGCACGACGCCGATCATCAACAGGTTGCCGATCAGCCGGGCGTGTTCGGCGCTCATGGCGTGTCCTCCGCGAGCGGCTGGTAGCGCCGCTCATGGGCCCGGCCGATCTCCGGTGCGAAGCTGTAGGACGCGTGCGGTACCACGCCATCGCCGTCCTCCCAGGCATTGCCGCCCAGCGCGATGGGCACTGACCATTCCACGATCCACGTGCGCAGGTCGGGCTGCGCCGCTGCGGCATCCTCTGGAAGCGCTGCGATTACCTCGATCGCGCCACTGGGCGCACCGGGAAAGCGGCCGAGCTGATGCAGCCAGGTGGCGAGGTTTACAGCGATCCGGCGCAGCTGCAGGGCAGAATCGGCTGCCGCGGACTGCACGGAGATGCGTGCTTCAAAGCGCAGCACGGCCTGCAGTTGGCCGCTGCCATCATCGCTGTCCTTGCCGCGATCACAGCGGGTCATCGCCAGCAGGCAGGCGGGCGTGGGTGGCGCACCACTGTTGGCGTCGCGATAGAACTCGACGGTGGCGAAGTCCGCAAAGCGTGTTCGGATCGCCGCTTCGATGGCGGCGTGCAGCGCGTCGAAGGTGGAGGAAGGGGGATCGGTTGCCATGTCAGCTCATGCGATGAATGGAAGGAAGAACGCGACTGGCCGCAGCACGCGCTTTCTGCAAACAGTGTTGCCATTGCCCGGGGCGCGGGACATTGCACGCGTGGCCGTGACTGGCCCGCTCAGTGCTCGTATGGGCCGCGATGTCTGGTGTTGCCCGCGGGGATGCAACCGGCAGGCGTCAGCGGTGCTGCACCATTGATGGTGAAGCCGTGCTGGCTGCCGAGGCTGCACAGCAGGGCGCGCATCTGGTCGGCCAGTTCGTGGTACTGGCGCGCCACGGCAACGTGGTTGCGTAGCAGCGCGTCGTCGTCGGCAGCCTGCAGATCGGGCAGTTCCTGCGGCGCGCGCAGTTGTGCCGGTGCAATGCTGAGGTCAGGGATGAAGAGGGCGGCCGGCATTGGCTTCGCGCCAGATGCGCACGAACTCAGCATCAGCATCGCCGCGGTCGCGGCCAGGGTTCTTGGCATGGGTGTCGATGTCCTGTTGCAGGGTGATGAACTGCTGGGTCCGCCCGGACTGCATGGCCAGGCGCTGTGATTCAGCCTGTGCACCGGCCTGTGCGTTGGTGTGGTCCTGCTGGCGCGCGACGAGCGCGGTGTCGGCACGACCGGTCTCCTGCGCGGCCTGTAAGCGCATGGCGGCGAGATCCGCGTTGCGGTCGCGCAACTCCCAGCCCAGCCAGGTGCAACAGGCGTGGCTGGCAACCAGGCCCAGCAGGGCGATGCGCAACCTCAGCGGTATCGGCATCACTGCAGGAGCCCGCCAGCGGCGCGATAGGCGGCGCGCAGCGTTTCCAGCGCATGTTCCTTCTGCCCGTAGCCGGCGCCCGGCAGCGACGCCCAGATGCGCCGGGCGGCGGCGACAGCAGCATCGAATCGGCCCAGGCGGATCAGATCGTAGGCGCCGCATTGCCTGAGCAGCGCCACCGCCGCGCGGTCCTGCGAGACCGGGCCGAAGTCCGGCAGGTCCAGGCGTGCACGCAGGTCGTCCCAGGTGCTGCGCAGGAACTGGTAGCGGCCGGCGGCGCTGGACTTGATGCCGTAGCGCGGCAGCGACACCAGAACGCGTGGATGGTCGCGATGGTCATTGAACAGCTGGCCGCCGACGATCACGTCGTAACCACGATTGCGGGAGCGCTGGGCGGGAATGTCGGTGCCTTCGGATACGGCCAGCATGTCCAGGAACGCGGCCACGTTGGCGCCGCCGAGGGCGCTCGCTGCGGCGGCGGTCATGCGGCTGCTCCCGACCGTTTACGCACCAGGTCCAGCAGCGCATCGATCTGCACGCTCTGCTGGGCGATCTGTGCGCGCAGGGCGCTGACTTCACCACGCAGCTGGCCGATCTCCTGGGCCATGGCCTCGCGTTCGTGCATCAGCCCATCGGCGCGTGTGCGTTCGGCAGACAGCTGTTCCTGCAGGGTGCGCAGGGTGTTGCTGGTGGCTTCATCGGCGGTGCGGTCGACCTTGGCCGATGACAGCCATTGCCGCAGCCACAACGAAACTGCGATCAATACCCCGGAGGTGCCGCCGAGGTACTTGGCCCAGTCCGGTACGCCGGCCAGCAGGTCGGTCTCGTTCATGCGCGCGCGTATCCCTTCAGCAGGGCCGGATGGACGGCCGGGGCCGGCGTGGAGCGGGCACCGCGCACGGCGCGCTTGATGGTGGTCTGCGATACACCGAACTCCTGCGCGACGTGTTCGCGGGGCATGCCGCTGGCTACCGCCCGGGCGATCTGCTCGCGGCGCTCATGCGCACTGGCGGCGAAGCAGGACGCCAAGAACAGCAACTCACCGCCGAAGTGCGCGACCAGGCGCTGGGCCATCTCCAGGCCAAGAATGTCGATCAGTCGATGCTGATCGGGCAGGGTGGAGGGTACGTAGACAATGACGCGGTGGCGTCCGGTGGTGCTGGAGGTGGTCGGCGGCCATGCACGCACCAGCGTGAGGGCTGCGGATTCGCCGATGACCTCGGCAAGGGTCTGGATGCTGTCGGGCAGGGCGTTCATGGAAAGGTTGGTCAGTGGCATTGGTATCCACTGTTGCCATCCCGCGGATCACGTCAACACCTTTCATCCACTTTCGGGTCTTGCGACTGAAGACATTCAGATGCGTGCGCGAGGACCGGCGAGTACCTGCATGCGCAGGTTTGCAATGCGGCCCTGCCATGCCATCCGGACTTGCCTGTGGTTTCGCTGGTTCTCCCGTACTCCTTGTCCTCACCTGCTGGAAATGGAGACAGGTCAATAGGGGACGGCAGGTACAGGGTGAGGACGGCCACGGTGTTGATGCTCTTGCCGGGCGCTTGGGTGCCTGAAACGAAAAAGCCCCGGACGATGCCGGGGCTTCAGGACTGCAGGTGGTGCTGGGTCAAAGGTCGAACACCAGGTTGCCGCCGGTCTTGCGCGGAATGTAGCCGGCATCACGCAGCCAGCGGGCTGCATTGACCTGGTCCATGCGCTTGACCGGGAAACGGTTGGCGAACATCAGGAAGCGCGCCACGGTGATCGACTCGCCCTTGCCCTTGAGCGCGGCCAGCGTCTCGATGAACCACGGAGCGGGGGGCTGCTGGTTGCCGGGGCGGGCGGTGGTACGTGCCTGCTTGGCGGCAGTAGCCTCGGGCTGGGCGCTGGCCAGCGAGCACAGCGAAATGAAGATCGCATCCAGACTCACGATGTCCTTGCCACCCTTGGGCTGCGACTTGAACAACGCGATGGCCTTCTGGCGTGTCGACGTGAACTGTTCGACCTCCATGACATTTCCTCTTTGCGAAAGCGGTTGGGGATGCAGGGTGACGGCAGGTGCCGTCATTGATGGGGGACGACCTTACATCATTTTCGCCGATGATGGGCCGGAACCTGCGTTATGGATGAAGAAGGCAACGGACCGGCCCGTCGCACGGCGGCGGTTCCGGCAGGCCGTTCAGATCACGCCACGGCACATCAACTGGTCCAGTGCCGTGCGCACCAGATCGGCCGCGCTGCGGTCGTTGTGCAGCTCGAAATCGATCAGCGCGGCGGGCAGCGGCTGGCCGCCGGCATGCAGGTCCACGCTGTCGTGGCCGGGGCGGGTGATGCGGATCACAGCGCCACCCTGACGGCGGATGGCGCGGGCCTCGTCAGCGGAATGGACATCGGGAACCAGGCCACCTTCGGGCAGGCGCGAGAACAACGAGCGTACCCAGAGCTCCGGATGGACATGCTCGCGACGACATCCGGCGCTGGCACGTGGCCGCACCGGGGCCGCGAAGGTGTCGCAGCGCAGGGCCAGCGCCGAGGCCAGGCCGTTGGCGAGGGTGTCCTTGCCCACGCCCTTGGCACCGGTGATGCCGATGTACAGCGGCGGCCGCGTCAACGGGGCGGATCGCAGCGGCACGCTGCCAAAGGCGGAACCGCAGCGGAATGCGGCCAGTGTGTCGGCGATCATGCGCTGGCTGCTGTCGAGCGAGGCGGGGATCATGCGGTAAGTACTCCTGGGGGAAGGCGCAGGCGCGGCGGCAGTCAGCACTCGCTGCCGGTGATACTGCGGGCGCGGAGGATGCGCTGGGTGATGCGGCCACCGCGTGCTGCGGCGGCGATCGGGTCGAAGCACAGCATGGCCGTGGACGTGCGGCGGCCGGCGGCGAGGTGGTCGCGGATGGTTCGCTGCGATAGAACCGGTACGCGTTGATGGATCTGCTGCACGGTCAGCTGTTCGCCTTCGAAGGCGTGCAGGCGGGCGCGAGGCATGGCTGGGCTCCTGGAAGGTGGCGTGGCCGTTACCCATATCTTGCCTTTGCAGCCTCTTCTAGTCAACACCTTTCATCTACTGTCATCCATTGCCAGGGCGCGGGGCTGCTGCGTCCCATATCCGCAGCGCAGCCGCTGCCAGCCGATCGCGCTCGGCAAGGCCACGTGCTGCCTGCACGCGCTGAAGGTACTGCTGGCGGTGCCGGCGAGGCCCGATCTTCATCCTGCGTCCGCGCGCATCGATGCAGTGGTAGCCGTCCAGCCCCAGCAGGTGTCGTGCCTCGCAGTCCAGGCGCCAGTCGGCGCTGCCGCTGCCGACATCACGTCCGTCGTGGGTCCGGGGCATCAGAACGGTCCGGCGGTGTGCTCGGCAACGCTGCGGCTGCGCGGTGGCATCAGCCACACTTTCGCCCGTTCCTTGCCGATCAGCCTTGTGCGTACGTCATGGCGCTTGACCACGTAGGCTGCCGCCTCGTTGACGTCACGGCGGTTGGGCTTTTCGATGCCCACTGCAATGGCGATCTCGGTGGCGCGATAGGGCACGCTCCGCTGCTCGACAGGCAGCGACCAGTCGAAGTGACGGTCGATCAGTTCGGCAATCGGCGAGATCGGCTCGTGTTCGCTGTTGGTGGCGTTCAGCGCGTCCAGCTCATCGCTCGCCAGATGCCAGGTTTCGCCGTTGCAATAGAGCGCGTGCGCTTCGGCCCAGACCTGCTGCATGTCGATCCGGGCAGGCTCGCCCAGCGCCACAGCGTGCACGGTCCACCAGCGCGTATTGCCGGTGGCATCGCGCAGGAAGCGTTCGTCGTTGACACTGGCAAACAGGATCGTGCGCCGCGCATAGCGCGACTCGGTGCGCGCGTAGGGCCGCCGGATTTCATCATGGCTGCGGGAGATGAATGACTTCAACGCGGCGATATCGGTACGGCGGAACGTCGCATCGACTTCACCCAGTTCGACGATCCACTTGGAAATGACCTGCTTGACGCTGTCCTTGTTGGCGGGGTCGAGCACCACGCCGTCGGCGATCAGCTGCAGCTCGGCCGGTGCCAGCTGCCGCGCCCAGCGCGTCTTGCCCAGGTTCTGCTTCGACACGAAGGTCAGTACGCCGCGGGCGACCACGCCATCGGGCTCGAATGCGGCGGCAACGCCGGAGATCAACCAGCGTCGCATCAGGATCTCCTTCAGCACGCGGCCATCGGCCATGCGTGTGGGCTGGGCTTCCTGCACCGTGTCGAAGAACGCCTGCAGGCGTGATTGTCCATCCCATGGCCGTGAGGTGATCCAGCTGGCGACCGGGTTGTACGGATTGGCCTCGGCCACCTGGCACAGGTTGGTCTCGAAGCTGGCGACGGCCATGCCGGCGCGGTGCATGCAGTCCATCACTTCGCCGGCGGCGACCTCCTTGGCGTTGTCCACGGTGGTCTGCAGGTCGGGAACGAGGATTTCCAGATCCTTGCGGATGACGTTGTAGCGCACGATTACGCCGGTGCGCCGGCACAGTTCGGCCAGGTTGCGCGCGGTCGGCAACGGCCGGCCACGCGCGCTGCAGTCGGGGAACGGGGTGAAGGTGTCGAAGGCGGAGAGGTTGCCAGGCACCAGATAGCGCGCGGCGGCCACTGCCGGCGCCTCATCTTCCGTGGCCGCTTCATCGGCGGTGGCGGCAGGGGCCGGCATCAGCTGCGCACGCAGTGCCTCCAGGCCTTCGCGCAGATGCAGGTCGTTGAAGTCGGTGGGGCGATCATCCTCGTCATGCAGAACGGCGAACTCCGGCCATACCACGCGTGCGTCGATGTCCGCAGCGGCATGCGTTGCCTGGGCGACGCCGGGGTTGTCCAGCGGTTGCCGGGTCCATTGGTCATTGTCGGCGCAGATCACCAGGCTTGCGTCCGGCATGGCGGTGCGCCATGCGCGTGCGACCGCGGCCAGGTTGCCGGCGTCCCAGGCCACCACCACGCACCAGCCGGTCGCCTGATGGATGGAATCCGCCGTGGCGTAGCCCTCGGCGATGGCGATGGGCTGGCCGGACAGCGGCTTGCCGATGACATGGAAGCAGCCTTGTTTGCGGCCGCCCGCCAGGAAGTCCTTGTCGCGACCGAGCGCCAGGTCCATGCGTGGAAAGATCGCCTGCAGCGAGACGATTCGGCCCGCGGTATTGGTCACCGGGACCAGCAGTGCGTTGTCGATGTGCCGGAACACCAGACCATCGCTGTTGCGCACCGGCCACGCCGCTACGCGCAGCCCGTGCGCCTGGATGCCCTTGCGCACAAGATACGGGTGGCTGGCATCGGCAGGCACTGCACGGTTCCACAGGACATTGGCCGCCTTGGCCGCCGCGTCCTCGCGTTCGCGCTGCTGTCTTTCCCGCTCCGCGCGGGCGGCATCCTGGCGCTGCCGGATCGCGCGTTGTTCGGCGGCGGTCAGGAAGGTCGGCGACTTCGCGCACCAGCCCTGGCGCAGGCCGGTACGCCAACTGCCGAATTCGCCGGCGGGCACGTCGTCGCCGAACAGCACGGCCCAGCCATTGCGGGTGCCGCGGCGATCCCCTTCGACGTGGAAGCGTACCAGCGTGCCGTCCGCATTGAGTGCATCTCGGCCACGCGCATCAGGCACGATGCCGTGTGCGTGCATGGCCTGCAGGAATGCGGGAACGATGTCCTGCACTGGGTGCGGTGTATGCATTCGGCGGGGTCCCCTTGAAGCGTGGTTCGGTTCACAGCGGCCGGTTGCGGCCAGGGTGCTGTGTGCTGCCCGTTGAACGCGGGACATGCGGCGGCTGCCCGGCGCAACGTGGCCAGTGGGTGATGGAAGGTGGTGACGTCATCATGGTGTCGGAGCGGGCTTGTTTTTGCAACACCTTTTGACACCTTGCATCCCCGGCCTCGCATGGCGTCCTTGTCAGCGAGGGATCTGGGATGACAGTCGCAGATCGTCCTCATCGCGACGATGCGTCGCAGCCGGCGAGAACGCATCTTCCGATGATGCCGTTGCCGTTCGATACGGCTCTTCGCCCTCTCTCAACGCCCAACCCGGGCGCCATGCACAAGGAGTCCGCATGTCTGAAAACGAACCCGATGAAGCAGGCCTGTCCGATGCCGTGCTGATGCCGCGCACGACGGTCGCGACGTTCTCAATCGGTGCGACCACCTCCCGTTAAAATACGACTGGCATGACGGACACCATCGACGAAGCGCAGGAACTGGAAGCGCGCCACCTGCAACGCGCCTTGGCCCAGCACGCAGTGCGGGCTGGCAACGTTGTTTCTCTCATACCTGCTGGGGAATGTCACAACCCGGACTGCAGCGAAGACTTCGAAAACGATCCGGCCAGACTGTTCTGTGGGCCTGCCTGTGCCGAGCGTTTTGAAGCCATCCATCAACACCGCAACGCATAG